CTTATGGGTATCACCAGGAGGCCGATTCTTGACTCTCAATTCCCTCTGACGTTCAATCAAACGATCAAGCGGTTTTACCTGATCGTGAGTACCGTCCTGCGGTATGACTCGCAGTAACTGGAAGATTGCTTGATGCAGCGGGTCCATGACCCACTGTGTAAAACAATCGACCATAGCGAAAACTCTAACTTTCCCGGCGGCTTCTTTCTTGAACCCTAACTTCCCGAGGAAGTGTTGCCAAGTACTACCAACCTTCTTGCCTACCTGTGGAAGCCAATCCACAAGGTCGACTCCCCCGGTGATTAACTCACCGGAGGGTGTGACCGTCGTTTTCTTATCTCGAACGTCTCTCGGGCCTTTCGCCCAAAGTTCCATCCGATTCAGAATCCAAATGTTTCCCGTCATAGCACACCAATTCTCCAAGAGTCTTCTCAGAGGTCGATTATGCTCGTCGTTCCACACTCGAACGCTTAATAAAATTGCGATCGGTGAAGTTGATAGCCACTTGACAGCCTTACCCGAAAGGACAGGGCTGGCAGCGGTAATCAGAAACGGCTTCGCTCGAAGCTGTTTAAGAAAATCGATTGCACCATCGTAAAGAGCATCAGTAATGGACCCAGGAACCGTATATAACTCTCGTACCAAATGATAAAATTTCCCAACAAAGCGACTAAACTCTGCTAGGATAACCGTCTCACCTGAATACGGGGCTATAATGGTACCTAGATTCACGCGTCCCGGAATATCGATCACTCGATAAATCGAGAAGAGAGACAACCAGAGACGTATTATCATCTTGTTGCCTTTACTTATCTCTTTGCGATGCGTTACTGGAATGAGAGTAGGTAAACCTCCTCCTCTCGTCCGCCTAACTCGAGCACCTAACGTGCCCGTGTCGGAAAGCTTCTGGCCGGCACACGCCTGCTGGAGAAGTGTATGACACGCTTTGAGGTAGATAACCACATAACGCATCCCACTTGCCATCCAGATGGAATGTACCGCCTTAGCGTATACTAGAAGAACTTTTACCACATAGATCGTAGACTTAATACCCAATACCGAAGGTAAATAAAGCAATACCTTAAGTAGAGGGCGACCCAAGTTTCCTTGGATCATGCCATTAATCGACCTAACGACCTGTCGCAATCGGGATTGCAGCCGATCAGCTGAAAATAAAATGCTGTTCGTTGTTTTTCTAGATTGTGTCATGGTTATTAGTTATATTTTAACGATTAACCCCGGTTTCCGCATAGGAAATTCATCCTATGAGGGCCGCAGGCAGCCTTAGAAGGCGGAAGTCGTACTCCTTAGGTT